GGCCACCGGCCTGACCGGCTGGATGTACACGCTGGATGCGTTCTGGGGTCTGGCGTGGCTGGAGTGGACGCATCGGGCGCTCGCATGGGGCCTCGTCGGAATGGTGCTGATGCACGTGGCGGGCGTCGTCTTCTCGAGCCTGCGCCATCGCGAGAACCTGTTGCTGGCGATGCTGACAGGCCGCAAGCGCGGGGAGTGACGGGGTTGTCGTCGAGATCGATATCGTCGATCTTTTAGTTAACATAACTGCTCTTGTATTGCCTAAATTTGGACGTTTCCGGAGGCTGATCCGATGGGCCGGGAATCGTCTCAGATCAAAGGTCCAACCCCCGCAAGCGGGTCCCCAAACAGCCGCTTAGCAAGATCGATTGACGAGCTACCGGCGTACCGAGGCGATGCGTTGCGGCTCGGGCGCGGGTTGCTGGGCCGGCAATGCTGGAGTGGCAACGGGCTGCATCTGAGTCGCAGGTGCACCAGGCGGTAATGCGACTGGGACGGACAGCACCCCATCGGGCGGGAAAGCAGCGGCACCAGCGACACGCGAAGATGAACGATCGTCGGACCGTGCCCCCTGCGGTGTCCCGGCCCGCCGATCTTCTCCCTCTGCGTTGAAAGCCAGGAAGACGCCATGCTCCACGATCTGCATGCACATGGCCGCGTCGGTCTGGTACGGCGTGCCGTCCTGGGTGTAGCACTTACAGCCCTTGGACTTGCTCGTGACGCAGGCGGCCGGCACCGGCACGCGCTTCGGCTTGGTCAACTCGTCATAGGCCGGCGCGGTATGCATCAGTGACCCGATGCGAGGCGTATACGCGGCAACGTATTCCATCGGTGTAACGATTTTTTCGGTCCTGGCGACCCCCGGCCCAGCCGTGACGCCTGGAAGCGTCTGGACAGTCTCCTGCTGTCCCGGCACCGTCTTCGACTTGCCGATGCCGCCGAGGTAGTGCACCGCGATGGCCACGCACATGGCCACCAGGATCAACGACCCGAGGAGCACCCAGACTTGCTTAGGAATGCGCTTCTTGCCGGTGTGCAGCATGGCGCTGTCGTACCACTCGTACACCTCCTTCGGCTGGACGCGCGTGGAGATCTCGGCCGACTTCCCGGAGCCGTCGCGCTCGCAGTCCATATGGACCGCATCCCACTGGAGGACCCGTGTCGCATTGGTCGCGCCGAACATGCGCTTCAAGTGCTGGTGATAGCCGGGCGCACCGATCAGCTTGCGCACGAAGCTATCGATGTTGGCCGGATGCTGCGTCAGCAGGAAGAAATCGAAGCCGCGGGCGCGATGCTCTGCAAGCATCTTCACGTACTGCGGGACCACCGAGCCGTTGGGCCGATTCGGGAGGTCGTTGTGGCACTCGTCCATCAGGAAGATCGTGCCGTCCTCCTGCGCCTCCCAGTCCTTGAACTCGATCTTCTTCCAGCCGAATTCGGCCTCTTTCGCCGGGTACAGCTTGAACCGTCCGTTCCAGCAGACCGGCCGGCCGGTGTCGAGCTGGAGCTTGCGAACGTCCGCGAGCGTGAACAGCGTTTTACAGGAGCCGTTCGACCCCGTGCGCAGATACAGCATTAGCGGATCACCCAGCGTTTGAAGGTGTCCGACTGGACGCCGTTGATGATCGCGCGAGCGGCAATGGCGGACGTCACGATGCTGATGCACTGGCCGACCTTCATGGTGCTCAGCATGCCGACGACCTCAGGCGGTAGACCTTGGATCGACGTGACGGCCTGCGTTTTGAGCCAGTCAAGCGACGTGCTCATGCCCTTGTACGTCACCACGCCGATGCCCAGCGCAATCAACGCGCGGCCGGCGATGGAGCCAGTGAGGCGGACGAGTAGCGAGCCCAAGGCCCAGAGGAATGCGGGCATGTCTAACCCCTTGTGACGATGCGAGCGGCCAGCAGGAAGGAGCAGGCCAGGAGGACGCCGCCGAGCACCGAGAGGTACGGGCAGACGCTGGAAATGGGCAGCGTGACGGACTTGCCGGCCACGGTGATCGTCTTGTCAGCGATGCAGCCGGCGCCACCAATCGCATTGCTTTGGTCGAAGCTTCCAGGCCCTACCGACTGTTCCGAATTGTTCGGGTTGTCCTTCGTCATGTCGCTCGGCGTCTCGCCTTTCTCATACGCTGCCTTGCCTTCCTTCTGGCTGGCGTCGTCCGGGTTGACCTTGCAGTTTTGGCGGAACGTCTCCTCGGCCATCGCATTGATGACCGCGTCTTCGCTCACTGCCTTGAACCCGGCTGCACAGGTTCCGGAAAACGAGGACTCGCCGCCGCCATCGCTACCGCCTGAGCCGCCCGTGCCATTGCCGGCACAACCTTTGCCCGTGCTCGGGTCACATCCAGCGCCCGTGCCAGCGCCCGTGCCAGCGTTGCCCGTGTTGCCAGTGCCGGGCCCGGTGTTGCCGGTCGGTGCGAGTCCCGTAGCCGAACAGACCTGATTGCCTGGACTCTTGGCGCAGAGCGACTTAATCGGCTGCGTGCTGCTGGAGGTGTTGCTACCGATCGAGCCGCCCGAACTGTTGTAGTTGTTCACGGTCGTATTCGTGACGCAGGTTCCACCGGCACATTTGGTCTCTTCAACCACATCCGAGCGGGTGCCATCAGAAGCGGTGGACGAACTACGAACCGTGCTATCAACGCCGTTATCCGGGACAGGAGCGGCGCAGACCGTCATGCCGTTGACAGTGCCCGGGAACCCGTTCGGACATGGGTTGGGCGCCGCCGTAGGCGGGTTTGCGCCATTACCAGTGCCACCAGGGCCACCCGTGCCCGTGCCGCCTTCAGACGTGCCGCCTGCCGTGCATGTCGCACCCGTCGCCACCCCAGTGGCCGACCATGTCCGGCTGCCGTCTGCGTTCGGTACAGCAACCGAGTCCCCAATGTTCGTCACGCAGCCTTTCGAGGCGTCCGGGCCTGTGAAAGGCGGATAAGGCATATAGCAGCTCGTCGACGGCGTACTTCCCGAAGTTTTTCCGGTCTGCTTCCACGCCGCCTTGACCGCGCCCATGCCACGACAGAACGCAGCCGCTCCTTCCGGGTCTTCTGCTGGCGGCACGCACTTGCCGGCCTGCTCAACGAAACCGGACTTACAGCTACAGGTGTCGCCAGACTGGACCGAGTTAGCAGGACACGCGGCGCGATAGCTGACATCGCGCGAGAAATTGCCGCTGGAGTTCCCGAACCTACACGGCGCACCATCCGGATAGGAAATGTTGCAGCTAGCGGTCGTCGGCTGCGTCGCGAATTTTCCCGTCACAGCGTCTGCCGCCGCTTGGCACGTGTCCGACCACGTGGAACCGCTCAACCCGTCGATCTGGCATTGATAGCCCATGGGCACCAGCGCGTGCGCTTTCGGTGCGCCGGCCATGAACATGACCGCGACGAAGCACAGGCCGATCAGGCGGTAAAGATGAGCCATGTTGCCGGAAGAATTGCGATGATGACGAACAGGCCCACTGGATTCCCCTCTGCGAAGCGCCAGAAGTGACGCTTTGGAGAGGGCACAAGGCCGAAGCCCTGTGCACCCCTGCGACGACGATCAGGAGATCGCGGCGCGCACCCACTTGAAGGCCTTGACCGCGACGGCGATCAGCAGCACGGCGGCGCCAATGGCTGCGACCGGAGCGGCCTGGGTGGCGATGTCGGCCGTGACGGCGGCGACGTCGACGGCAGCGGCTTGCGAGGCGGCCGAGCCACCCAGAGCGCCGACCATGAGGAGACCACGACGGAGATTTGCGTTCATTTCAGTTGCTTTCATTGGTTGAAGTTCCATCAGAAGATTTGAGCGTCTGGATCAGCATGCGAATGCCGAATCCCGTTGCCCACACCGCGACGATGGCAGCCGCGATTTGTGCTCCATCCGCTGCATCAAGCTGCAACGGCGGAAGGCTTAGTTCGTGAACGACCGTGACCGTGCACGCGGACGTGCACTGGATTTGGGTCGGTGTGGTCGGCTCAGCCACGCTCGCCCCGAAGCGCCCGGCGTGAACGGTTGGAGGCGGCGCGGATTCGCGCCTCTCGCTCTGCCCTCTCGCCCTGAGAACCAGCCCAGGCGAAAAAGGCTGTCATGAACAGGATGCCCGCGCAGAACCCGATAACGGCACTCATGTCTCAGGCCTCAATGAAGGGTGGACGACTCAGGGAGCCAGGAGAACGGGCCGGCCGGCTCGATGCGACGCGGGGTGTGCCGGACTCGGATAAAGCTCTGAAAACCGCCGCCCGTTGGTGCGAATTCAGCGAGGAGAAGCTCGCCCGTTGAATCATTGAGGTAGCCGCCTCCCGGCGCAGGTCGGAAGCGGTCATCGACCGAAGCATTGCCCTGCACATACGCAGGCCACAGCACCCAGCGACGGATAGCGCGCCCAGAAGCATCCATGCCCCCTGCGCCGTGAATTCGTGCTCCATGAGGGAAGCTCCCTACGTTCTTGCTCTCGACCTTGCTGGCGTACTTCATGAGGTACGCGACCGGAGCGGTTGACTTGTCGCGACGGCTCATGCCGTGCGGCCACATCGGCGGCTGCCAGACCACCAGCCCTTGACGGTCCGTGCTGCGCCACGGCTTGTCGGCCTTCGGTGGAGTGAGGCCACCGTCGAGCCAGACGATCACGTGGTAGTGAATGACGCCGCGTTTCTGGAGTTCAGCGACCCAGGCATAGCGGACCGTCTTGGAGCCCGTCACGGCGTAGTGCCACTTGCGCAGCGCGTCGAGGTAGCGACTGATGTGCTCGGGCTTCCAGGCGCGGTTGTCGCCGGCGTAGGTCAGCGTCTGCATCCACACCTGCTGATTCAGCGCGCCCAGGTTGTGCAGTTGCTTGGCCGCGATGCCCAGGCCCTTACGCAGGCGAGTGACGCGGGCCGCAGCGGGGTCCACCGTGACGCAGTTTTCAGCCCAGGCAATCGCAGTCGTCTTGCCTCTGCAAGTTGTTGATACTGAGACAAGCCCGGCCGCTGCGCGGCCTTCCTGCACCACTTGACGCGCAGCCGTCGAACGGGCCGAGAACGCGCGCAGCGCCTCAGTGCTGGCAGCGCGTGCAGCGTCAATGCGGGCCTGATGCACGCCGATGTAGGTGGAGGCTTGGGCGTTCACAGCAGCTTGCCCAGGAGCGCGACGAGCGCGACTGCAGCGATAGCGCCGAGGCGCCAGCCGAAGCCGCGAAGGATGGTGGCGAGGAAGCGGCTCACAGCGAATTCCCCGAAACAGGAAGACCGCCGGCGAGGTACGTGAGGTCGATAACGACTTGCCCGCCGTCAGCACTCGCAGAGACAGTCAGTCCGTCGAAGCCATCATCCTGAGCGTCCCTCAGGAGTGACAGAATCGCGCCTTCCAGCTGGGCAAGACGAGCAGCCTGCATGGCGTCATGCGTTTGCATGATGGATGCAACCGGCTCAGCGTGCGTTGACGGCGACGAGACGAGGAGCCACCGAGAGCGAACCGTTGCGGTCCACGTAGAGGCTGGCCGGATGCAACTGGTACTCCCCGACCGGGTAGATCAGAGGTTCGCCGCGATCGTTGCGGTCGAGGATGATTTCGAGCTTCTCGGGGAACGGTGCGACCTTGCCATCCTTGCCGATGGTGTGGACGTAGACCGTCTGGAATTCGAGGTTGTAAGGCTTCTGGCTGGTCTTGCCGATGCCGGACATGTTGCGGGTAACGACCGCAGGGACGGATACTTTGATCATCAGGTGGCTCCTGGCTAACTACACAACGTTGTGTAGGACCGGAAGCGTATTACACAAGGTTGCGTAATGGGAAATTTAATTACCCTAATTGACAAAGCGTCTGCGAAATGCGATGGAGATGCCGCCCTCGCCCGCCGCATGGGGGTAGCTCAAAGCGTAATCAGCGACATGCGACATCGAGGCAGGACGGTCACACCCGAAACGGCCGCAGAACTAGCAGCGATCGCAGGTGAGGACCCCCGAGAAGCGATGGTTGAAGCCGTGCTTGAACGCAGCAAAGGCACCCGACGCGAGGGTGTACTGCGGGAGATTTTGGGAAAGGGCCTAGTAGCTGGCGTGGCGGCGATGTCGGCTTTTTCCTACAGCGGGAACTCGAACGCCGATACGGTAAATCAATCGCTGATGGATAGTCGATCGAACATAACTATTATTGTATTTACATCGACTCGACCGGTCCCGACCGGAGAGCCAATGGTCATGAAACGCCGCGGCCGGATCGCCAGCGCATCCGGCGTGCGATGACGAGACGCCATGCTCCAGAGGTCGGCTCGGGATCTCAGCGCCTCTGCTCGCGTGCCGTCGCCATGGAGGCACTGGGTCGTCATCCGAGCAGCACGGTCCAATTGGTCGACTGTCCTCCAGGCTTTCAGCGCTCGCCAGATTCCTTAGGACGATGGAATTCCAAAGATTAGGCTAACGGTCAACGTGAGCAAAAACTCTACCCTCATACCAGTTCAATAAAATCCTGGGGTCCTGGGGTCCTGGGGTCCTGGGGTCCTGGGGTCCTGGGGTCCTGGGGTCCTGGGGTCCTGGGGTCCTGGGGTCCTGGGGTCCTGGGGTCCT